CATACCTGGAAGCCTTCCTTTGCTTCTTTGGAGATCTGCAGCTTGAGAGAAGATCCGGACTGCGTCCACTTGAAATAGAACTTCGGGATCTTGACCATCGTGCCACAGGTTGAATCGTTGACTTTCTCCATCTCTGACCACGGAGCGATTGAATCAAACGGTGACGATCCGATGCCGTTATTGATAGCCGGCGTCGGATCGGTAAAATCAACCGCGTCATCCGTTCGCGTCCACGCCTGTGAAGACGATCCATCCCATATTACTCCATAGATGCCGGTTGCCATGGCAAGCTCGACATTGTAGGAACCATAATAGGTTACATTCACTGTGGTAGAATAGGTCTGTCCGGAGACGGTGGCGGAGACTGTGAGTTCACCGGACATGGTGACACTGGAAAACTGTGCCACGCCCTGATTGCTCATGGTGGCCGTCATCGATGTGTGACCGTCGCTCAAGGTTATCGTCTCGCCATAGAACTCGGAATCTTCTGTCCTGACTGTGATCAGTGATCCCCCGCCGCCCTGACCCTCAATAACACCTGTCAGTTCCTCGATGACATACTGTGCTTCTGGAAATGCGCTCATTTCTTATCCTCCTTTAACTCTGTGTATAACTTTCAACGATTGTGGTTCCGGATGATGACTTTGTGATCGTCGCCGTCTTCACATAAGTGTCATCACCAGATACGATCGTTGTTGTGATCGTTGTTACGGTCTGCGATGTCTTCACAATGATTGTTGTGGCCACCGTTCCGTCTGTCGCCGTCTCGGTGATCCTTGTGTGATCCTGGGAGTCTTTATCGATGACAGTGGTTTTTCCATAGAGGCTATACCATGTCTTAAAAAACTCCTCGGCCACATTCGACGCCAGTGCAAAGGCTGACGCGGTATAGTTAAAGGTCACGGTGGATTGATTGGATACCTTTACAAGCACATCCTGGACCATCTCGACCGGGTTCGTTCCCTCATAGTGTGGCAAATAGTCGCCCTGAGTCTGCGTCGTGACAGAGATCGAAAAAAGGATTTCCGTTCCGCCTGATTTTGGTCTTGCCATCACACCAATCTCGTTGACATAAAATCCCTCGTTGAATAGTGCCTGTCCTGTCTGTGGATCGTAGTTGGCGATGTTGGATTGTAGTCTCACATCTTCCGCGCTTGTTCTTTCGCCCATCGAGATCGCATAGGTCTCTTTCAGGCTTTTCAATGCGGTTTTTGTTTTCAGGTTTGCGAATGTCTTTTCGCTCGCTTCATAGGTTCCGTCTCCGACGACCATGGATGTGAATTCGATAGAATCTTCATCCTCGATGAGGTCAGAGATGAGTCCTAACCCGGCGTCGGTCATAACGGTAATAAAATCAGCCATTGTTATCCTCCTATTCTGTGATCAATCTATGCCTGGTGTATGAGTATCTTTGATGTGAGATTCCCATCAAATAATACTTTGTGGTCAGATCTCTTATGATGTCGACGAACTCAAGCCATGAGGTCGCGTTCTTTTCTTTCCTGAGGAGCACCTTGAAGAACTCCTCCATATCTGGCATCAACGGAGCGTTTGTCTGGACTCTGAATGTTCCCGGCTCTCCACCGAACTCGTACCACTCTTTGACTTTCCCTTCGCCAAACATCTTTTTTACCAGCGTTTCGACACCATACACCGTCCCGGCGGTTCGTCGCCAGTTAAAGCCCTCCTTTACCAGGCGGACCTTGGTATCACGGTCAAGTGAATCCTCATAGTATGGAAGATCCCACTCGATCGCGAGATAGTCGAGGATCTTGTCCGGAAGGTTTTCAATGTGGTTATAAAAGAAGATGGCTTCTGAAAACTGATAGAGCATTTTCAGATACATCTCGACCACATAGTTGATACACTGGTTCTCGCGTGTCCCGCTGCCTCCCATCATCTCTTTCATGGTGACATCGAAGATCCCTCGATACCCGTGATCTAAATCTGAATAGTTATCATTCATATTCCAATCCTCCATAGGTCACGGTCTTTGTTCCGAGGACTGCCAGTTCATCCGAATCCACCGTGGTCTGCTCCGGATAGGTTACGACACATCGGTTTGCTCCGGCCTCCATGATCAGCTGGTAGAGTTTCGACGGATTGATGTTTCTGCCGATCTTGGTGGTCTGCCAGGTCACATAATCATCAACCGCCTGTTCAACCGCTGCCTTGATAGACTCTTCGTATTTCTGATTGTCGTAGGAGATCCAGTATTCCACATTGATGTTGAATGTGACAGGATCCGGACCAACAACAGTGATCCTGTCGGTGAGTTTCTTCCTGATCGGATCGTTAAGGTAAGCGGTCACAATGTTGATCAGCTCCTGCGTCGGCATTCCCGTCTTTGATGTGATCGTGATGGTCAAATAGCACGGCTCCGGAGAATGTACGGACACATCATTCACCAGAGGTGACGCGCTCTTTGCGTGGAAGATATACGAATCTTCCGTGCCACAGGTTGAATACTCAGAAGGTGCGAGGAATAGTCTCTCGGCCAGCTGGTCATCGTCCTCGATGTCCGTTCCGCCATCGGAGACGGTGGTGTTTGTAACCTCATCGATGTATGGCAAGGTGTCTACAAGTTCGTCAATACTTCCGATCGCGATATTGTTTCCTTCTGTTCCTGCAGTTGTACAAGTACAAGAACAAATCCCTTCTGTCTCACCGGCAGGAATGACGGTATCTTCGTCTACGGCAAAATACAGATCCTCAAGAGCGGAACCGGATACTCTCGTTCCCTCCGGGATGGTGTAATCTTCTGCCTGGGCTTCGGTTAAGATAAACTTGACGCTCACCTGTGCCGGCTGCGCCTCGATGCGGGCAATTCCCGAACGGGCGGCCATATTGTCAAGAAAGTCTCCCATGGAGTATTTCAGAAGGTTCATCTTGCCGGCGTTATCCAGATACTGTAAAGTCTGATAGAACATCATGGCGATCGCGTGTATCATGATGCGCTCTTCGTCGGTATCGTGTAAGACAATGTCCTCTCCGGTGAGTGCTTTCCATTGTTCGATGTACCAGGCTTCTCCCTGCTCAATCCACTGCGCGAGCGTTAAGTCTCCAATAAAGGATATGTCCGGATAATTCTGAATCTGGCTCTGCATTATACCTCATCCTCCTCTTCGTATTCTTCCTCGAGTTCTGCTTCCTCGGTGGACTGTGAAATCAGTTCTAACTCGATGTGAGGCGTTAAGGCTCCGGTCTCCTCATCGTAGTCAAACCAAACATCCAGCACTTCCACGCGCGGCTCGTAGCGTTCGATTTTTTCTTTGTATTCGATGGCCAGTAGTGACCGAACGGCGGTAATCGGTTCGTCCATCAGATCCTGATCGATTCCAAAATCCCGATTCATCGGATAGGTTCCGGTCGCTGTCTGGCATAAAAAAGAGATCCCTTCGATAATTTCCGCAAGGGTCTCTGAGTTTTTGTCGCTCTCGACGACAATGTTATTCAGATACATGGCGCCTCCTTAATCGTAAAGGCCTAAGGTCAGATTCAGCGTCGCTTTCGTGAGCTGACCTTTGGAATATATGGTGTCCCATGTTTGGGATACACTTTGGATATACCATTTACGACCGATCTTGTGAGATCCGATGTTTAATTCTCCTACTTTTCCGGTCTCACAGTATTTGCTCAGCTTGGCGATCATTCCGTGCGGATTCTGGCCAAACTGTCGATCTAACACAATGGTCATCGTGAAGGTTCTTTGAGAAGCGCCGATGAACTCCATCTTCGGGAACTTTCGCCCGATGATGCGGTGCTCTCCCCACTCGGCGGATACCTCCTGGCCAACATCGCTCATCGTGAGCATTTTCAGGTTGCCTTTTTTGTCCTGCTTGACCTGAAACTTCACATCGATGAACTTTCCGATGATATTCGATTGCGCTGTCTTTTTGCTCGGCTTGGTGTCCTTGCCGCTCTTTACCACCGTTTTGGTGATGGTGACATAACGCTTCACTCTAACCTTGGTTTTTGTCTTTTTCTTTGCCATTATTCATCCACCTCCGGCGGGTTGACTTCATTGTGATACCATCCGAGAACTACGCCTCTGGATGGGTTATTGTTGGTATGTGCTACGACGACAAAATCTCCGACCTGCGGCGGGTCGAATAACAATTTGATAAAGTGATCCGCTGAGATTGGCTTCGTGTCCGGTGTGGTGTCATGGATTGCGCCGCGCAAAAATGGTCTGAGGATCGGAAGCATATCGGTTGTGAGTTCGTCCTGGTCTTCGTAGACGATCTGTGCCATTCCGTTTTCTTCGTCAACCTTTGATATCTGTCCTATTCGAATCATCTTCCGCCTCCTCCACCCGAATCGGAGTCTTCGCGACCACCTCCGCCTTGTGGCTTTTCCTTTGATTTGATTATCTTATGGAGCGTCAGCTCCATCGTGTATCCGCCATCGATGCGGTGTTTCACCTCATCGACAAAGTATTTTCCGTTGGCTTTTCCAAATCCTGTCACTTTTACGGTGCCGGTCGCGATCACTCTCGGATCTGCCTGCATCGTTAAGGACATTGTGGTGAGTTTTTTGTTTTCTTTTCGTAGCGCTGCCTTGGCTTTTAACTGTGCGTCCTTTTTGGAAAAGGCGGACACATTGAGTTTCAGCTGACGTCCTTTCTTTTTTCCGGCTCTGGCTTTGTGCTTTTTATTGTTCGAGGAGTCAGTATAAGTTACTGTACATCCGGCATAGGTACCCTGCATCGTGGTATTCCACTCCCAGGACTCGACACCAGCCACCTTCTTTCCGGATGCTGTCCGATCTGTGCGGTAAATGGTAACGAGTGGATCCTTTTTCTCGTATTTCTCCTCATCGTAGATGACAATCTTTTTATTGTAGATCTTGATTCCCAGCCCGTAATCGTCGCATAAACTCAAAAGGAAATCGGCGTCCGTTTCGTTGGATTGCTCGATTTCCTTGATCTTGATTTTGGAAGCCTCATAGTGAAGCGACACGCCCGCCCGCTTGGTGATCTTTTGAGCGATCGTCTGCAGCGTGGCGTTTTTGTATGTCTTTTTTCTCTTGGTTGATTTGAACTCGCTCTTTACCGGAGCGGATACGGCTTTCATTGTGAACTCGTTCGCCGGTGATCCTTCGGCCGTTAGATCATCCATGACCATGTCGCCCGTTTCGAAAGACTTGGAGATGTTTTCTTTGTCCCAGTCGTGCATCATAATCTTGGCGGATAGTGTTGAGCCTTTGAGCGGTTTCCACTTATTTAGCCAGCGCATATCGTCGTTTCTGACTACCAGTGAGATCTCATCGGATCCACCGGTCGCAATATCCGAATACTCAAAAGACTTTTGATAGGGTGCAACATCTTTTGTCACATCTTTTCTTTCATAGGATATCTTGACATCAGCTCTTCTTCCTTCTCCCTGCATTTATTTCCTCCATTCCGGCAGCTCCTCCACCTCATCCGGTGGCAGGTCCGGAATCCATACCAGCGTTCCGGCGGAGAAGATCGTGGTGGCGATGAGTGTCGGATTGTTCTCCATGACATAATCTGCGTATTTTTCATCACCATAGATATTTTTTGCGATCACATCCCAGGTGTCGCCTAACTGTGTCTCGTAAAACATAGATCCTCCTTGTCCCGCTGCCTCTTAAAACTTGAGAGGTTTAAGTCTCAAAGGCTCCTTCGCCTCTGATCCTTTTCAAACTTTTTATACAGTCTTCCGAACTCATCCAGCGTCATTCTCGCCGCCTGTTTCACGCCCTTCTTGTCGGCTCCCGGTGCGTTGATAGTGACGGACGGAGAAAAGGTTGCGCCTCCTCCTGCCAGCCCTAACATTGCCCCTGTCTGAGCATACAGATCATAGGATCTTTGTGCTCGTTTGATCGGAATGACCGACTCGGTACCTGCTTCTCCGACCATTCCCACGTGAGGCTTGTCAAAAATACCACCTTTTGCGTGTGGTACCGGAACATTTGAAGGAATACCGCCCGGTCTTCCTGCTGTGGAAGGCGTGTTATTGATTAGGCCTTTCGTGTAGTAAGATATCTGGCTGGCAGTCTGTTTGAATCCCGTGAAGAGGTTCTGCCCCATATTCCTTCCAGCTGTTACTGCATCGCCCGCGATACTTTCAAACGATCCGCCCATACTTGAATGAACACTGTCGCCGGTTTCTTTGGCTGCCTGCTCGTAGCTCTGTTGAACTTGTTCGGCTGCATTCTGGCCACCGGAGATATATTGTGAAGCAAACTGAGCGGATGCTGCCTGATCCTGTGCGTAGCTTGTCTGTGTTCCGGCCAAAGCGGTGATGAGCTTGGAATCCGAACTAAATGGATTGATCCAGGATAGCGCGCCGCTCTCTTCTGCGGATGCGTGCTCCAGCGTCCTTAATACGGAACTAATGGAACTCGTGCTCGCTCCCGGCGTCTCCATGATCTTTGACACCAGCTCGTGAACGGCGTCTCTTGTGTCCTGCGAATCGTAAAGGTCGCCATTGGCGATTGACTCGCCATAGGTATCCATCAATGTGTTAAACTGGAAGGATACGCCTCGATCAGTGGCTTCACTTTTCTTTTGAGCCGCTGCCGCTGCCACATCGGCTTTCTGCTGCTCCGCTTCTGCCTGTGTGATCTTTCCCATTGAGTATTTGGCATTGATGGCCGTCATCGATGACTTGGTGGCTTCGTCAATTCCTTCGTACTCTTTTTCCAGATTCTCATTGATCTGATTCTGCAGCTCCTCGAACGAATCGGCGGTGAGGGCTTTCCCTGACCACTCGCCGGCCATCATATCCCAGTTCGCTTGTGCTTCGGCGTCGGAGATTGCCTGTGTGATCTCATCCATTGCCTCAAGCGTTTTATTGATGACGGCTTCTGTGTCCGGTGTTAGGCCGTTCTCTAACGCATCGTCAAGGTATTTATTCAGCTGTTTGGTCAGCTGCTGCATCTGACCATCTAACTCGGTATAGAAAGCGGTGTTCTCTGCATTGAGGTTTTTATCATCGCCAAACAATAACTTGGTGGAGATGCTGACCTCGTAGCCCTTCTGGTCAACCAGTTCCTGAGCGCTCTTTACATAGTCTTTGACGGTGTTGACGTAGTCCTTGGTGTCTTCTTTTCCAATCGTGAGACCGGCTTCAATCTTCCAATTGTACCTCTTAATTGCCTTGGAAGCGTCTGCCATTGCCTGCTCAATGTTTTTACTGTCCCCTAAAGCGGACAATAATTCATCCACCGTCTCAAGATCTCCGGCGCCCACGATCTGCTTCGCTGCGTCCTCGAGATCTTCCATTGACATCGCGACATCTCCGAAATGTTCCGCGAGGTTGTCTCTCTTTGCCTCTCTGGCTGCCTCTGCAGAAGCTGCCGCAAGTGCTCCGATACCGGCGGCGATTCCCCCGATGATGGCGATCGCCGGATTGAGTGATGCAAAACCAGAGATAGCTTTTACAACCGATGTGATACCACTGACCACCTTGAAGGTGATGATAGCGGTACCGATCGCTCCGAGTGCTCCGGCTATCACGGACGGATTATCAAGAAGCCACTGGCCAACCGCTAAAAACGGCTGTGCGAATGTTCCAATGGCTTCTCCGATGTCTGAGATTGCTGACTTGATTGAGGGGAAATTCTCAATGAACCACTCGCCAAAAGCCTCGGTGCCTTTCGTTGCCGACTGTACGATGCTCCGGAGCGGCCCCTGCAGTTCTTTGTAGATCCGGACTCCGGTTCCTTCCAGCGCGGACTTAAAAAGTGTGACATCGCCTTTTAGGTTGTCAAGTTTGGTTTTGGCCATCTTATCCGCTGCCCCGGATGCGTTGCCAATCTCATCGCCTAACTCTTTCCAGCGTGTCTTTGATGTGCCTAACAGGGCATTGACCGCCTTGATGTCGGTTTTATTAAAGAGTTTTTTGAGGAGCGCGGATTTTTCCACATCTCCCATTCCCTTTGTTTTTTCGTTTAACTCCTGCATGATTGAGGAGAGGTCCCTGAAATTGCCCTTGCTGTCTTTGACGTTGAGTCCTAACTGCTCCATCACGCCGATGGCTTTGTCCGTCGGTGCTGTAAGTGAGAGGATCATATTGCGGAGTTTTGTACCGCCTTCTGCTCCCTTGATGCCGTTGTCGGCCAAAAGACCTAAAACCTCATTCAGCTCTGTAGTGCCACCGTGTAAAACCTTGGCGGTACCTCCTACCTGCAGAATGGCGTCACCTAACTGCTCGACGGATGTGTTTGACTTGGAAGCGGTCTGTGCCATCTGGTCAACCAGGATGGTTGTCTCTTCCATTGAGAGTCCTAACGCGGACTGTGCGTCCGTTACCTGATCCGAGGCTCTTCCTAACTCCATCTCGCCCGCTGCCGCGAGGTTCAAAACATTCGGCAGCATCGCGATGGACTTTTTCGAATCGTATCCGGCCAAAGCCATATACTCAAGAGCCTCGCCTGCTTCCTTTGCGGTGAAGGCTGTTGTGGAACCGTATTCCAGCGCTGTCTTTTCAAGGCGTTTCATCTCATCGGCTGTTGAGCCGGAGATTGCCTGGACGGATGACATCTGCGCTTCAAAATCAGCTCCGACCTTAATCGAGGCACCGAGTCCGGCAGCGATACCGGCGCCGGCCAGCTTCCCGGCTTTGGCCACCGTCTTTAAAACCTTGTTTGACATCTTATTGATTTTGTCAAGCGAGGTTCCGATCGACTTGGCAGATCCGGAAAAGGCATTATTCATTCCATAGGTCGCTCTTGCCGCTTCCTTGGATATCGCCCGGAGTTCGGACTTTGATATGGTCGCCGATTTTTTCAGCGAGTTTTCCACCTCACCGGCGATCTTTATCGCTAATTTGTACTCTTTAGCCATTCTCCCGTGCCTCTTTTCTTTCCTTTATCACTTCTTGAAGATCATCCACAATCTGTAAAAACTCACAGATATTCAATGACCGGTAGTATTCAATACTTGTATTAGTATCCATCGCGAGGGATATCGTCAATTTCCGATATGCTTTCAGATCGGCGTTTGAGGTTATCCCACTCTCGATAAAAAACCTTGTGCCACCTGAATCAGGACTCTATAATCTACGCTGTGAAGATCATAGATCAGCTCGATCGCAATTCCTGTCACGACTCTGAGCATTGCAATAGCAAAATCCGGCGAGTCGTAGTTCATCGCCTCTTCTGTTTTGCCTTCGGCTCTGAGGAGATTGGTGGCGTCCATGTAGTGTCTTCCGCGGATGTCTGTCATTCCTTTCAGAGGGAGTTCTTCGATCTCTTTTCCCTCGAAATTGATCGGAATGATCAGAGGATACACCTCTTCTTCTCTTATCTTCCGGAAGAACTCATCCTTTGCATTTTTGACGTTTTTTTCTTCTGTTCCGTCGGTTTCTTCTTCGTTTTTGATCTCATTTTCGTCAGAAATGACCTCTTTTTCTTCATTCTTGGTTTCCTTCTCATTCATAACCATATCCTCCTTAAAAGAAAAGGCGGGCAGTTTCCCACCCGCCTTGTTTGATTGTTTTTATGAGAATGCGTTGATGTCAGCAAGCACATCCACACCATTGATGATGTTCTTGGAATTGTACTTGTCCAGCTCGAATACATTCTCGATGGTTCCGTCCTTGTGCTTCATCTCGATCTTGAGGTAAGACCAGTTCATCTTGACGGTGGACTCGGTTCTCTTACCCTGCTCGATGTTTCCAAGATTAAAGCCCTTGACCTTGCCGCCGATGACAACCTTTACACCGGAATACTCAAGCTCTCCTGTTGCCTTTACAGTTGACTGTACCGACGCACGGATTGTCAAGAACTCCTTCTTGTTCGGGTTGAAATCAAACATCTTCGGATCGATGCAGATGAACGGAATCTCTACATCGGAATTGGAATAATGCCCCGGATTGGTCGCCTCTACCTCGCCCAGGATGCCCGCTGCCGTGAAGGTCTCGGTCATCATGTCCAGCGTGGGAAAGGGAAGACTGGATCCGATACCCAAGATCGGATCAGTCGGTGAATCGGAGCTGCCTTTGTAGACATTGAACTTGTTAAAGATCTCTGTCAGTGTACCCTTATCCATTTATTTCACCTCCTCATGCTGCGAGCGCGTTCATAAGCGCCTCGGGGTCAAATGTTACAGTAAAGCGGATCTCCTTGGCCGGTGTCGGCACGGTGAGAATGACGTCGAAGAAGATCTGACCCGCAGCCAGTGTCTCCTTAGTGTTGAGCGGTGATGCTGCGATCTCTGCTCTCAAGCATGCCCCTACTGACACATAGCCATTCAGGACAACATTCTCGGAATCCACGATTGTCTCTACGAACTTCGGATTGATCGGGTCGTCGACCATATCGAAATAATCGATGATCAGGCGGTTCTCATACCAGGTGTAGAACCGGCGGATGTTTACGAAGACATCCTTCGGGTCGTTCGTGTTCGGGAATGCTGCGGTCTCATCGCCCCACAGACGGATATCATCGCCGGACTTGATGAAGGTTGCGATTCCCTTATCATTGAGGACATTTCCCTCCTCGCTTGTCATGATCATCTCGGTACCGTCTGCCAGGACAACCGAATCCACATACGCGGACTTGTTGGAAGGCGGATAGTACGGAAGATTTCCTCCCTGATTCACATCGACGAACTGGAAGGTGGCTGCTGCTGCAACCGATCCGGCGATCTTATGTGAACCAACCTTGACCATCGGCCAAACGAGGTAGGCGTTCGGTGACTTGACACCGACCGCTGCCTTCATTGCCTCGGCGTCTGCCGGCTTGGTATAGGTGGAAGAATCGATGTCGATGACCGTAAAGGCGCGGAACACACCATTGATTCCCTGTGTGATACCTGCCATTGCTGCGGCCACGTCCGCATCCTTTGACCAGTTCGGGCAGATGATGGTTGCTGCCACAAAACCGAATGTCGGATAAACCTTGTCGATCTGTGAAAGACCTGTCTTGGTTCCGGTAGAAACATCCTCGCCACCGATGATGTCGTTCTTTGTCACGCCGGAAGGCTTGAGAGCCTTACCCTCTACGGATACACTCGCATGAGTGCCGGTGAGGATCGTGATCAACAGCTTTTCATCGTCGGTGTGTGATACGGCGTAATCGGTACCCCTGACAAGCGTTGTATCATCGTCTTTTACTACCAGGTTGTCATCGATGAGCATGTACTTCTCATCAAGGATTCCCTGACCGTCTGTGATGGTCACGGTGGTAGCAGCTACGGTCTTTGTGTGTGATGGGTTCGACGGATCCAGGACGTTGACGAACACGATCGGCGCTACCATACGGACCGAAAGGTTATAGTACATCGCCTGGCAAAGGTCGAATGTCTCAAAATCATCCGAGTATCCCAGCTTCTCTTTGGCTTCGGCGAAGGTCTCACACTTGATCACCTTGTTGACTACCGATGACGGATCAGCCAAACGATGGATCGGTGCGATACCAACAGCAAAGGGAATCCCGGTGGTGGTGACGCGAGGCTTTGCGATCTGCGTGGCCTTCTCGTCAGTGTAGACTCCATGATTCATGGTTTCATACCTCCTTGTTGATTGCTTTGAACACCTCTTTGTAGCAGGTGTTTATCTTGGATTGTTTTTTAAGCGCCTCCTCTGCCTCCGACAGCTTCTCGATCGGGACAAACAAAGCCTCGACCATCCCCGGCACAACCTTGGCACGCTCGGCCACTGTCGTGACCTTCTTCGTGATGTCGCCTCTGAAGATGGTTCTCGTTGAGATCACGCCCTTGATAGACGGTCCCAGATAAAAGGATTGAGACATCACAGGTCTACGCATCTCTGCCTTCGGCTCTGTTTTTGTCTCTGTTTTTTTGGTTTGTGACATGATATACCTCCTCATGCAAATTCATCATTCCAAAAATCTACCTCCCGATCGATGCCGGGAATCATCCACGTCATACCGATAGCGGCATAGTAATACGGATGTGTTACTTCATCCTCTGGGGATAAAGCAAAAGAGAACTCCGGCTCGCACCGGTAGTTCTCCAAAAAGTTATCAGCTATAAACCGTTTCATAATCACGTTGTAGATGTGATAGGCATAGTGTTGATATTGTCTATCATTGAATCCATACCATAGACCGATTCCCAAAACAATGCTCACGCTTTGTCTTTCTTTCACGTCCGACGTGTTTGATCTCTCAAACTTGATCAGGACGAACGGGAAATCTGTTTTTCTTTCATCTTTTCTTTCGTGCATCGGTAGGAGCTGCTTGAAAATGTTTAGGTTGGTTTCACCAGCTGGTGACGGAAACTTCATGTCCTTCGTGAGCTTTTCGATCTCTTTGGCCAGCAAGTCTACAAGTAATTCCTGTGTCTGCGGTGCGTTTTTCACAACCGGCTTCACAGTCTTTATTGTTTCGTCGACTAACTCTTCATCAATCACGAATGTTTCGCTCATATTGATTTCAGACAATTCCCATCACCTTCTTTATCTGTTTTTCAACCTCTTCCCAGTAGATCTTTCTATACTGATCTTTATTCTTTTCAAACGCCTGACCAGCCATAGCCGGGAATGAGAGGGATTGTACCTGCTCGATCTCCTTATTGTCACCCGGTTTTCTCACGAACACAGCAACGTGTCCATTTGACATCCTGGCAACAAAGGCTTTGTGGTTGCCGTACTTTTTGACATGACCTCCGGAAGAATCTTTCCTGACCTGAGCGCTCACCCATGAGGCAGCGTCCGTCCAGGGAGTTGGTCCTTTCGGCTCTGCGTCAAACTCGTAAAGACTATTCTCGCCTTCCTGTGACCACATCAGGATCTTGGAAGGATTGGCATAGGTACCACTTTTTGCCCGTTGATCGGCGGAACTTGTTTTACCTTTGTTTGTGTACATCTCATCGGCGGACTCATCGATCATCTTCTGAATGAGTTTTCCTACCTTGTTCGAGGCGTCCTTCATGACAGTCGGTGTTTTGAACCACAAACCATCAAGGGCTTTCGTAATCGTGTCAAGCATCGCCTGATCGACGTCTACTAAAACTCGCATTCGTCAGCCACCTCCAGATAGATCACATACATACCCATCTCTTCATCTACCTCGATGACGCGGTATCCCTCCCCATCCAATGTGAATATGCGCCTTCCGACATCCGGCTTTTCGCCATAGTCTTCTACATTCACATAGACTTTCAAGTATTTCTTGAAAATTGAATCGCCAATGATTCGATCCGTTGTTTTTAGGTTTCGCTCGTCGGCATTGATCTCATCGATGACCGCTTTCATCTCGGTACCGTCCACGTTGTGAATGTCCGCGAAATCATTCAGATTCAGGAAAACCTTCTGAATGTCGTCTGCGATCATCTCCTTCAATGTCATCCCTCTACCTCCTGCGGATCCAGTGACGGCGGTGTGGCTTCCTCGATCTTCTTGATCAAATCTTCCTTCTTGTCGCGTTTTTTATACTCCACACCCAGGTCATCCGCCAAATCCTGGAGCTGTGCGAGTGTCATTGACTCGATGTCCATCTCATCAACAACCGCTGCCTCTTCTGATTCCTGCTCTTCGGTTTCCTCTGTCTCCGGCTCCTCGGTCGGTACCTCCTCCGGTATCTCTACCTTCGGCTCTTCCTTCTTCGGTGCTTTTCCGACATACTCCGCCCGGCCGGCTTCCACCAACCTCTTAGCTTCTGCATCGGAAACATTGAACGGATCATCATCGGCCGTTTTTAAGGCGATACGGCCTGACTTTTCAGCCAGACCGTAACCGCCAATCAACATCTTTATCTTTTTCATGATTCACCTTCTCTTTCTCATCACAATCAGAGTACGGATGCCGATACCCACGGATTAAGCTGTTTCGGCTTAAGGAGCGGGCGAGATTTCTCGGTCAGAGTGCGAATGCCCTGATGACGATCAACCGTTACATGCGGAACACGTGCTCCGGAGTAAGTTGTCGGATCGGTGTCACCCTCGTTGATCTGAGATACAGCACCGTACAGACGCTCGCCGGCACCTGCTGCGGTAACGACTACGGTTCCGCTCGGCAGGAAGAGCTTGTTCTGCTTTGCGATGTCGTCGTAGTATTTCCTTGAGTAGCTGTAGAAATTCATCAGACGACCATTGACGATGAGCGAGCATACCTTGACTGCTCCGGCCGGCAGTGCCTCCGGTGCAACCTGACCCATCTCATAACGACGGTTGTCGAGCAGCTTCTGGATATTCTCGTTGTTGATCACGATGTCAGCGACATCCGGGCTCAACAGAACATCCTCAGCCGGCAGGCCTCTCTCTTCGAGCATGGTTGCCATGTTGGATACATCCGAGATGATACGGCTGTTTGAGGTTGTCCAGATACCGCCGCCCATGTCGTAAGATGCCGGGTTTGTTGCCCCGTCGTACATCTTCAAGGTATAGGTATCAACCTCGTTTGCGTTGTAGTCATCGGCATACACCTTCAAATCAACCTTGTTGTCGATCAGAAGAGATGCTGCCATCTGCTCCTCGCGGTTGGAGATCATCTCATCCATCTCCTGCAGGTCGCGGCGAAGAATCTCTGCGACACGGTCCTCCGGAGTTTTACCTGAGAAAAGATCCTCACCGAATCCCTTCTTCTTCAGGTCATCCATTGTAAGAGGTCTCTCCGGTGCGATGTAAGGCGGCGTGAAACGCTCTGCCTTGTATCCGCTTCTGGATACAGGGATTCCGCCCTTTTTCTCCTCTACTACGGGAGCGAGACGGCGGTTTGTCTCATCCTTAAACTCAGCCAGGACATCCTCAGTCGGGAAATACGGATCCTCTGCAAGCGGGAAATACCGATCCCTCAGGAAGGTTGCCTTCGGCTTCATCAGCTCGACCGCGTCGAGCATCGTCTCTGTTTTGTAGATTTCCAGTGACATGATATTTTTCTCCTTTCTGTGAATTAGACCATTGCGCCATCAAGATAGATGCCATACTTCTTGAGGCTGTCAATATCGGCCTGGGTGATCTCGTAGTCCTCGACGGTGATGAGTGCCTGCTTCACGAAATCGCCGGTGCGATATACAACGACATTCGTTCCCTCGGCCTCCATATCCTTGGCTACGATAGCGAAAGCCTCGCCGGTGATCGTGGTTCCGGAATCCTCAGTTCCCAGCGGATATACATCTCCGTTGGAATCCTTCAGGAGTACGGTTCCCTTTGCCAGCTGTGCCGATTCTTTGAGGGCTACACCCTCCACATCCGGATCATGCACTCCGTTGGCCAAAAGCAGATCGTAGTCAACCGTCCCGATTGTCTCTCTACCTGTCATTAGTTTGTACCTCCTTCTTTGGTTTCTTCCACGCCTGCGATTTTCATGGCCAGACGCTTTCTATTGTCCATCGTGTCCTGGACCTGTGACGGTACCGCTGCCACTTTGAACGTGTTACTTGCCTGAACATCCTTAGCGTTTGCTTCTAAGAATGAACTTGCTCCGTTGATGCCCGCTCTGACTGATTCAAGAGCGAGTTCTTCCGCCGATATCGGCGTTTCATATTTGGCCTTCATGGCCCTCTCCATGCCTACGGTCGAAGCGATCTCATCAATCGCTTTCATCCTGGTACGCTCTTCCTTGATGGCTTCCTCGCGGATCTGATTGACAATCTTCGGGAATGCCGCCTCGATTGACTCCAGTGTGTCTTTGAGTTCGACAATCTCTACATCGATGTCATTCTCAACCTCTCCGTCGTCCGGATCAGCGTCCTCAATCTCTTCGCCATCCGGATTGGTGTCATCATCCGGCTCTTCATCCGGGTCGATATCGTCGTTAATATCATCCGACTCGATATCATCCATCAGAATCTTGATATTCTCCGGAATATTAGTGAAGTCTTTGATCGTCACAGTGTCGCCGTTGACATTGAGTCCGTCAGCTGACATGCTCATGACAACCTCTCCGTCGATCAGTTCATCCACGAAACCTTTTTCCAAAGCCTCCTCGC